CAAGGGGTTTACCCTCGAATCTAGTTGAACCCCAACGAGCAGGTATTAAACCGACTGTATTGATTTTGCTCTGTTCCAACAACATTCTATTTCTCCATAACCATATTCTGCAAATATAAAATCAACACCCGATGCTTCTGCACATTCCATGTCTACTATCATGTCACCAACATATACTGCATCACAAGGACTTGTATTACAATGTGCAAGAGTATATAGTAGTTGGTCAGGAGAAGGTTTCCCTCTCAGACCTTCAGTGGGACAACAGATGAAATCAAACTCAACGTCCAACTTAGATAAGATGTCATGTGTTCTATCTACATGTTTAGATGTGACAACTGCAATCTTTTTACCTTGGGACTTAAGATACTTTAAGTGTTGTTCCACACCATCATAGAACTTAATCAAGTCACTGTTTTCTTGAGAGTGGTAATTGTATTCCACCATTAGTTGGTCTTGGTCAGTAAGTATACCCATCTCAGTTAAGATATCTTTAAAGGGTTTACCGATATGTTTAAAGTAATCCTCAAAGGGTCTACCAGTGTTAAGGGAGTTGAATGACATCTCCATATTGTCTTTAGAGTCAATCAAGACTCCATCTAAATCAAATACATATAATGTTTTCATTTCTTTTTTCCTTTCTTTGGAACTAAGTGGTCTTCAGTTAATATTCGGAACCCATACTTTCTATCGTTGCAGTATTCATTTGCAGCTGCAAACTTTGCTTGGTTTACAATGTAGGTTGCAACTTCATTTAGATAACGTTTGGTTTGTCGTTTAGGTTCCTTCGGGGGTTTGAGTTGTTTCTTGGGTTTAACTTCTATAATCTCACGGACTGTTTGTCCTTTTGTGGTCACATACTTTATATAGAAGTCAGGAAAGTATCTATGTATTCTTTTATCAACGGGTGATACATAAGGTATTACAATTTCTTCACTTCCCCATTCTATAATTGCAGTGTTATTATCACAATACATCATGAATCTTCGTTCCCAAAGAGAACGATAATAGATTTTTGTGGGGTCTCCCCTATATTTTTTATAGTTCTTTGGTTTAAACTTCCCACTGTATGACATAAATAACAATACTATATTAATGAATATAACTATTTATACAGGACAAATGCATGGCATCTCTAGACAAACTACTAGGTAAAATTGAAAAAGCTCAGTCGGCTATCAAATCTTTCAAAGGAACAGTATCAAAATTCAAAAATCTAAACTTTAATTCATTAGTTGATGCATTGGGTGAACAACGAGGACTTGCTAATAAGATATTAGATGCACGAAGAAGTTCTTTACAAAGACAACTAGATGCAAGGAATGTAAGTAAACAAGCTTGTAAGGGCAAACCCGATATTTCTGTTATAGATTTGTATTATCCACAAGATTTACCTGCTATAGAGAATATGATTACCTTTAGTACACGTAAAAGACAAACGCATCAAAATACGAGTCGAAGTGGTATAGATATGGCTGATGGTCTAATGGAAGTACACTTATATGTTCCTGATACACTATTATCTCAAGCAAATGTGCAATACAAGAATGAAGGTGTTGGTGCAATACAACAAGCGTTAGGAGATGTGTTATCAAATCCTAGTGAAGCACTTAAAAATCTAGATGGTTCTGCACTAGAGTCTGTTGCTGGTAAGATGGTTCTTGGTATGGCAAATGGAGTAACAGGTGGTGCTTTAGGAGCTAAAGCTGGTATTGCATTAAACCCTATGAGAGAAATGATGTTTGAGGGTATAGGTTTCCGTTCATGGAACTTTACTTACGAGTTGTATCCTAGAAGTCAACTAGAAGCAGACACTATCAATAAAATTATATATGCATTCAGAACTGCAATGTTACCCGATTCATTTAAAATGGACTTATTTGGTAAAGGTGATTCAGATACAGGTACAGATGGAACTACTTTAGCAGATACGTTCTTTAACTATCCAAATGTATTTGATATTTATTTTGAAGGCCCGATAGCTTATAAGTTAGATGGGTTCCTTCCAGCAGTTTGCACTAAGTGTGACGTTGACCATACAGGTGGTCAAAAGTTCTCAGTATATCGTGATGGTCAACCTGTTAAGTCTACTATGACACTAGAATTTATGGAGATAAGAATACTAACTCAACAAAACTATCAAGCGGTTTCTCCCGTATCTAATAATATTGGTGGGCCGGGTGATAAGCTTGAGTCAAACGATAGGTCAATTTATGAAGGTAACAAAAGAGACGAAAATGGGGATTGGAGAAGGATATCTCATAAGGAGATAAAGGAATCTTGGATGAAAGCAACAGGCACAAATGGTGAGGGTGGATAATGGCAAGTGAATATTTTAAAAATTTTCCTAATGTTGAGTACACACTTAGTAGTGGTAAGGTAATATCAATCAAAGACTTTTTCCGAAAGTCTAAAATAGAAACCGAGGCGTTAGATGGTCTTGTTTCATATACCTACTATGAAATACAGGATGGTGAGAGACCCGATGTAGTTGCAACTAAGTTGTACAACAATGGTGACTTACATTGGACACTATTTCTTGCAAACGAATTTACTAACTACAATGATTGGCATAAAGACAACCAAACCTTTGAGAAATACATGAATGAAAAGTATGAAGGTCAGTACCTAGTCGGAAATGAAACAACAGATATCGTATCATCAACTAGTAAGTTTCTACTAGGAGAACAGATAACTTCAGCAGGTAAAGAAGCACACGTAGTTAAGGTCGACCCAACTATGAAACGTATTGGTGTTATAGGAAATGGGTTTGTTGGTAATGATGTGGTGACAGGAAGTGTTAGTGGTAAGTCAATGACTGTACTTAATGCAATAGAACAGAGAGATGGTATTGCATATTATAAAGACACCAATGGAGTTAAAAAGAACTTCTTTGAGAATGGGTTCTCTTCTGTATCTTTCTTTGATGAAGAATGGGAAACAAACGAAGCAAAAAGAAAAATAAGAGTAATACGTCCCGAATTAATACAACAAGTTGTTAGTGTGTTTGAACGTATTATGTCGGATTAAATATGAGTAGTAATTATAGAACAGGTGAGTTTTTCATCGATGCAATATCTATTGTTACCCAATCGGGTGATATTGTTGATATCAGAAATGTTACAGCTGCCTTTCAATTATATGAAAGTATCTACGATATGTTTACGACAGGAGAAGTGTCTTTAGTTGATACTCAAAACATACTTAGAACCTTTGAATTTACAGGTCAAGAATTCATAAGAATATCTGTGAGACAAAAAGAAGGACTAGAAGATAAATCGGAAAGAGACTTCTCTATAGATAAAACCTTCAGAATATATAAGACTTTAAATGTTCAAAAAATAAATGAAGTAACACAAACATACACATTACTTTTTGCAGACCCAAGACTTTTCCAAGCAGAAAAGACAAAGGTATCACAATCATTTTATGGTTCATATTCTGCCATGGCACTTGGGGTAATGTCAGACATTATTAAATTTACTCCTGAAGAAACAGAAGCATGGGTAGATACTTTACCTGCTAACTTTTCATTTCTTGCACCTGATTGGACTGTTAAAAAAAGTGTAGAATATTTTGTTGAAAATGCAAACACTTCAACCGAAGCACCATTTAGGAATTCATGTTTCTTCTATCAAACACTTAATGGTGGATTCAGATTTCATGACATAGGTGAGATGTATCAAAGGGTACATCCTGTAGTATTCTCAACTTCACCTAAGAATACAGAATTAGACAGTATGAATGCAAACATCAATTCAGCAAAAGGTTTAAATACACAAATTTTAAAGTACGAACAACCATCAACATTCAATACCTTAGAAGGAATACGAAAAGGTTTATATGCATCTACAATAAGAATATGGAATCCTATAGAACAGAGATTGGATGAAAAGATATATGATATGTCTCAGACATTTGCAAGGGAAGGTCATATGCATAACCCCAATGTTCATTTAGATGCACCTGAAATAGTTATGACAACTGATGATGCAATAGGTAATGAAGACCAATCATATTCACAAACAGATGCAGAACCAGCTCTTAACCAAGCATACGATAGTTTAGTAATAAACGTAGACACCATGAAACATGCATTTGGTAATGCAAAAAAATATGAAGATGCAGAGAGTTTTCTTGGAGAAGTTCATGAAGACAATTCTATATTAGAAAGAAGAGCTCTTTTAGAATTACTTAAACAAAATGTGTACACTGTTCAAGTTCCATTCAGAACTGATTTAACTGTAGGAACAGTTGTGCGTCTTAATATACATGAACCCGAAACTAGTAAACCTGAAGGAACGGGTGATAAGAAGAATGATAATAAATATTTGATAACTAGTATGAAGATTACTGGAATACCAAAAGACAATAAAGGAACCATTACTATGGATTGTGTCAGAGAAGGTATTAGTAAAAAACTACAACCGAGTATTTCAGAATGACAAACCAAACACACCCAAGGATGATGAGTTTCTATGGAGTCGTAGAAGATAGACATGACCCTATGAAGATAGGTAGAGTTCGTGTTCGTATACATGGAATTCATACTCATGAAAAGGACAGGATTGCAACACCCGATTTACCTTGGGCAACTGTAATACTACCAACTACTTCTGCAGCTTTATCAGGATTTGGAACACAACATGGACTCGTAGAAGGGTCTACTGTATTTGGTTTCTTTAGAGACGAGTCTCAACAAAACCCAATCATTACTGGAACAGTAGTGGGTATCCCACAAGAGGGGATGAAGGTTGATGTAACTGGTAAAGAAGTTGGACGTAGTGTGGAGTCAGGATTCAATGACCCAAGAAGAACTGGTGAGGGAACTAGTGCATATGATGGAACTATCGATGGGGTTGCATCAATAGAAAAACCTAATAGAGGTTGGGGACTAGAAGTAGGATTAGACGAGTCTCCTCAGATACCCGAAAGTGTAACATTAAATTACTATCCAAAAAAAGACAAAGACACAAATAAAACTCTTGAAGCTTCTACTATCACGGAACCAACAACCAAAGAAACACCTTACTACCCATTAGAGTTTGGAGTAAGTGATGTAGACATCCATGCAAGAGGTGAGATAACATATGCAGACAGAGACTTTTCTCTATTGGCCAACATGTCTTATGTCACTAAAGCAAAACCAGTTTACCCATTTAATAAAACCCTGAAGACAGAGTCAGGACATCTACTTGAGTTAGACGATACAGTAGGTGCAGAAAGAATTGCAGTTGCACATCGTTCAGGAACATTCCATTCAATAGAACCCGATGGGTCACAAATGACAAGAGTGGTCAATGACCAATACACTGTAATATGCAAAGACAATGAAGTACATATCGGTGGTAAAGTAAATGTTGTGATAATGGGTGACTCTAATATTAAGACATATGGTGATGTTAAATTGAAGGGTTATGGTAAAGGTGAGATTGATGTTACAGGAACAATGGATATTAAGTCAGGTGAAAACATGACTATTCAATCTGCAAAAGTATTGTTCCTAAAAGGTCAAATCGTAACAGAAGGATAATTATAATGACATATGAAAACGCAGTTGTTACACCAGGCTTAGTTGTAGCTGAAACTGCAAATGCATTAAAGGTTGTATTACCTACTGCACTTCCATGTCCGACTGAGGACATATTCTCTATACCCTCAGTAGAAGATTTACTAAAACCCCTTTTAGAAATTGCACAACTTCCCAGCAAGTTGGATGCAAAACTAGCTTTGATGAAGAAAGAAAAGGAAGAAGAGATAGTCCTACTCGTCAAGAAATTACAGAACCCCGACTTAACTGCAGAAGAAAGAGCTGCAATACTAGAAGAGATAAGAATTGCAGAAGACTATGTTGACAATGTTATTATGGGTGAACTCTTTGAACAGTTCAGAGACATAAAAAAATCTATTGAAAAGTATTTTGATAAATTACAAAAACTTCTTAGTCCATATTGGAAAGAGACTGAAGGAAAGAAAAATCTACAACAGGAACTTACAGATGCTATTGATGAGTTGGTTGCAGATTTTCATATGTATATTCCCAACAAAATATCTGAGTTGATAGGGAAAATTGTACCACTTAGTCTAACCATTAACATCCTAGGTTTATCAATTGATATTATTAAAATGATAACTACTCCTTCTTATAGAAATGAGATAACAGACCAAATAGCTGGAAAGAATTTTGTCACTAAAATTATATCTAAAAGAAAACGACTTGCAGAAATTAACAAAGAGTTAATGAATGCAAGGAACATGACTGTAGAAGAAATTGAGGCATTAGAGAAACAGAAAGAACAACTAGAAAAGGAGATACTTGAACTTGAAGAGAAGAGAGCTGCACACGTAGATAAATTCTTTAGTCTAGTACCTAATGCAATTAAGAAGTTTGATGGTAAACTCTCAGAACTTAATGAAGATAGAAAGGCAAAACTCACATGGGACTACATCAAAACAGAGATTAAAGAGTGGGTCACGAATGCACATATAAAAGCATTAGAAAAACTTATTGATTTGTTTGATGAGATATGGGACTTACTTGGATTACCCGACTTACCAATATCATCTATACAAGAACTATTGACAATGGACATACCTGCGTTAATAGAAAAGACCAAAGCATCTCTAAAGAGAAAATTTCAAACTACTGCTAGTGAACTTAGAGAAAAGATTGCAGAGATTGATAAGAAACTGGAAACTGAAACCGACCCTGCTACGATTGATAAACTAAACGAAGAGAAGAGAGAACTAGAACAGAAACTTTTAGATGAGAAGGGAAAGTATCTGAGACAATTGGAAGAAGCAGTACTTGGATTTGAAATACCAATTATAGGAATGACCATTGAAGAGATAATAGGAAAGGATACTCGTACTAATTCAACCCTTGAAGAAAGACTACAAAGGTTTGAAGAAAGATTAGTAGACTTCAAAGAGAACTGGCAACAGAAACTTCTCTATGCATGGGTCAAGTTAATAAAGAAATTCCTACAAGCAATCGGATTAGGTAAGTTAATCGATATGTTATTGTTAACTATGTGTGACTTCCTAAACCTAATTGGAAATCCATTTGCAACTATGATTGCTATACCTAACTTAGATGGTGTAATAGATTCGACCACATATAAACCTACAGTTCGTGTTGCAAATAAGACCGACAGTAGTCTAGACTCAACATTAAAGGCCTCAGATGGAACTGCAGAGGGCAATTCATTCCCTATTGATGGTAATAGTGGAGATTTATATGTATTTGTTAATGGAGTCAGACAAGTTGAGGGTTCTGCAGACAATGAGTTCAGTGTAGTTGGTAACAATATAGTTATGAACACATTATTAGATGAAGGTTTGGTTGTTTGTGCAATTAAGGTTCCAACTGATTAACGGAGTGTTATAAATAGAAGTATGGCAGTTAATATTAAATCAGAAGGCAAGAATGTTGCAACTCCGAACAGGTATAAAGACTTAGATATTTTCTTTACACCTCATCCAGTCACGGGTGACATAACAGTAAAAACTGATACGGATGCAGTTAGACGTTCCGTAAGAAATATTATACTAACAAACAAGTATGAGAGACCATTTAAACCAAATTTTGGTGGTTCTCTTAGAGACATGTTGTTTGAATTAGACACTACACCCAAACTTAGAAGAGCGACAGATAGAATAAAAAAAGAACTAGCTACATTTGAACCTAGGATTGGCAATGTAGAAGTCATTTTTGAAGAGAATGACAATAATGAGGTTAGATGTACTATATTTTATAGTATCAACAATAGTGTCTCAAATCAACAAGTAGAATTCACATTAACAAGGGCAAGATAATGACAGTAAACAGTTCACAAATAAACGTAACAGATTTAGACTTCGATAGTATCTCTGATAATCTTAAAAATTATCTTAAAGGACAGGACAAATTTAAAGACTATGACTTTGAAGGTTCTAGTATGTCTGTTCTTATTGACCTACTCTCATATGCATCACATATTACTGCAGTAAATACAAACATTGCAGCCTCAGAATTGTTTTTAGACTCTGCACAATTAAGAAAGAATGTAGTGTCTCGTGCAAAAGATTTAGGTTTCACACCATCATCAGAAGTGTGTGCAAGTGCAATAGTAGATGTAACAATCAACGATGTTAGAAACCCTGATGGAACTTACCCGACACCCACTCAGATGACTATGCCTAGAGGAACTATTTTCTCTACAACCTTTGATGGAGTTAACTATTACTTTGTGGTCACATCTTCAGTATTACCATCACAAAATAACACAACTTTCTTGTATTCAGATGTAGAAATAGTCCAAGGGACATATGCAACAGACCAATATGTAGTAGATACTCAAATCAAAAACAATAAGTTTGTGTTATCAAATGGAAGAGTAGATAAAGCAAGAATGGTAGTAAGTGTAAACTCAGATGGTGTATCTGAAACTTTTGCACTTGCAACAGATGTATCTGCAATCAAATCTACTTCAGCAGTTTACTACACTCAAGAGAACGAAGAAGGGTTTACAGAAATATACTTTGGTGACGGAGTACTGGGTAAAAAACTATTAGATGGTGATATCATAAGTGCAACATACATTATGGTAGATAACCAACATGCTAATGGTGCAAAAAGATTTGCACAACAATCTGCAATCAATGGTTATGCAAGTTCAACTGTAATTACTACCTCTAATGCAAATGGTGGTGCAGAGAAAGAAAGTATAGAGTCAATTAAGTTTAAGGCAAACAAATTTTACACTTCACAAAACAGACTTGTGACACTTAACGATTACAAAGCAAAAGTACAAGAGTATTATCCGAATGCAGATGCAGTTGCAGTATGGGGTGGAGAAGATAATGACCCACCTGTATATGGTAAAGTGTTCGTTGCACTTAAACCTAAGAATGCAGATTACTTATCAGAAACAGAGAAGAAACAAATTAAAAGTCAACTTAACAAACTAAATATGTTAACTGTTAGACCCGAATTGATTGACCCCCAAATTGTTAAAATACTTATCTCAACAGTATTCAAGTATGATGCATCTAAAACAGATTTATCAATAGGTGAATTACAGACATTAGTGACTGGTGCAATCAACGAGTTTGATAAAAATAATCTAAAAGACTTTGATGCAATCTTCAGACATTCAAATCTATTAAAAGCAATTGATGATGCAGATAGTTCAGTTCTATCTAATACTACAAACATTAGACTTAGAAAGGCATCCGAAGCCAAGATTAATCAAGAAGTAGGTTATACAGTAGACTTTGGTAATGGATTTAACAATCCCCATTCAGGACACAATAAAGATGCTGGTGGTATTACAACTAGTACTGGTTTCATGGTATCGGGAGATTCAGTCAATACACAATATTATGACGATGATGGAAGTGGTAATCTAAGACGTTACTATCTATCAGGGTCAACAAGAGTTTATCAGGATAATGAAGCTGGAACAGTGGATTATTCTAAAGGAAAGATTTCAATCAATGCCATCATGTTTACCTCAACAGTAAACGTTGATAGTACGATTGACTTTACAGTTATCCCATCAGGTAATGATGTAGTTGCAATTAGAGGTTCTCTAATTGACATATCAACATCTGATGTTAAGGTGACTGCTGAAGTAGACACCATCGCAAGTGGTGAAAGTAGTGCTGGAGTTGGGTATACATCCACCTCTAGTAGTTCATATTAATATGAATAAAGTGGTCTGAGATGGTAGGTTCCATGCTCAGAGTAGCATTCCATTAACTTGGTTTTTATAGGAGAAAAACAAAATGGCAGATAAAAAAATAAGTGCATTAACATCAGTTTCAGATAGTGATATCGGTGCAGATGATTTATTACACATTGTAGATAACCCAGGCGGAACACCTGTAAACAAGAAGATGACTATTGGTCAACTTTTTGAAAACATTCCAACTCACCTTGCAGTTGATGACATTACAACTTTGTCTTCAACAGCATCTAACCTTGCTAGTTCTTTTGCATCTGCATTAGACCTTTCAGGTGCGTCAGCTGACGTTGCATTTACATTAGATGACGGAACAGACGTAGGTCAGTTAAAAATCATCTATAACAAAACTGAACCAGCTAGTACGTATATGGCAGACATCACAGTAACATCATGGGGATATTCTTCAGATACTACTGAACAGATTAAGTTAAATACACTAGGTGATGCAGTAATATGTTTTTGGGATGGTTCCAACTGGTTCCCTATCTCAAATCATGGTGCAACATTAACTTAATATAGGATATCCATAAATGTCACATACAGATTATGTCAGTGAACGTTTAAGTCACAGACTTCCAACTTTATTACCCGAGTACTTAAAGGAAGAAGCACCTGCGTTTGAACAATTCATCCGTGCATATTTTGAATTCTTAGAAGCAGAGATAATTACTCTAGATTCTCAGAGTGACATTGATGGTATTTTATTAGAAGACAGTCAGGGTTCCATCTTTTTGGAACCCGACACTGTTGGTGCAACACCCGACAAAGATATTTCAAAGATTGTCAATGAGTCATCTATTGGAAACACTAATTCAACTGCAGACCCATATGTTGTCGGAGAGTACATCTTCGGAAAGACAACAGGTGCAGTTGCACGTATTGAAGTCATTAATAAAAATGTCTTATACGTCAAATCAATTTCAGGAAATGGTTTTAAGAATAATGAAACCATTGAAGGTAGGAACACAAAACAAACTGCAGTAATTAAAACATACAAAGAAAATTCTATACTTGCAAATAACAAGTTACTAGACTATTCGGATATCGACCATACTTCAGAAGAGTTTCTACAATATTACCAAAACGACTTTATTCCATCATTAGATTTATCATCTACTCAGAATAAACGTCTTACAGTTAAAAATATAAACGACCTTTATCAAAAGAAAGGTACTGCAGAATCTTTACAATTCTTAATGAGAATAATGTTTGGACAGGATGCAGAGGTCAGATATCCAATTGACGAGACATCACATGTCTCCGAGTCACAATATAGTCAAAGAAGAAGGATGGTGGTTCAACTAACGAACTCACAACTACTTCCAAAGTCAACAGATAAAATACAACACTTAAGAAGTTCAGATTCGTTTGTTCTTGCAGAGTCTATTATAGAAAAGGTGTTTACCTTAGACGCTGCAGAAGGTATCTATTCATTAGAGATAATGGATAACCATGTTGGAACCTTTGAGAAAGGTGTACTCGTTACATTCCTTGACAGAGACGGAATAACAAGTTATACTGGTACAACATTAGGTGTAATGAATGGAGTAGATTTCAATGAGTCATCCATCTATATTGAACACGATGATAGTGGAGTCATATCTACCGAAGATGGTGATGGTATTCTGTTTGAAGAAACAGGTGCTGGTTCACTATACACATTAAACGATAGGATTAATTTTGTTGGTCAGAAACTAGACTCAGGTGTAGTTGAAGCAAAATCAATAGTTGATGGTATCACTTCAGGTGGTGTCGAACACATATACATTGAAGATGGTGGAACAGGTTTCCATAACACTTATAGTGCAACAACTAAAGGAACAGTTGATAGCATGAGGTCAGAGGATGGTGAAGACTATATTGTCATGGAAGACAGTGCAAACATCATTACCGAAACCTCTAAAGCATCTACACTAGTATCATTTGACAGTGCATTAGACACTGCAATAAAGGAAGGACACACTGTATTTGGAACTAATGTAGATACAGTAAAAGTAGTTTCCATTGCAGACGATAGGAAATCTATAGTTGTTTCAAAACCAATATCTTTATCTACCGACTCTATAATTCAAGTCGGTCTACCTCAAATGGTAGTGTTTGATAATACAGATACAGGTGGTTCGGGTGCAGAGGCCTTTATCGGTTCGGTTGGTGATGAAGTAATACAAGAGAATGCATCACACTATGGTCAGTTTACATATACTGCAACTGCAAACCAAACACTATTCAATGGTAAAGATGATTTAAATAGAAGAATGTTCTTCAATGATGGAACAGTTCAAGTGTTTGTTGATGGTGTAAAAAGAGACCCGTTAAATGCAACATCAGGTTATACACATAAGAACGATAGAGTGACATTTATCAATGGTTTATCAGCAGGTGCAATAGTAGACATATACAGAGAGTTCAATAACGTCTTATACGAAGACGGAACACGAATGAACTTAGAAACTACTGAATCTAATATCAGAAGTATCTTCATAAACAACCAAGGAACAGGTTATAAAATAGTTCCTAAAGTATATACAGGTGGATACATTTATTTTAAAACCTCTGCAGAAGTAGAAGAGTATGCAGTAGGAGAAGGTCTAACAGGTGGTACATCAAATGCAACTGGTAAAGTATTAAGACTTGAATCTAAAAATAAGAGAATAGTAGTATCAAGAGACTCAACAGATACAGGAACGTTTGTAGCAGGTGAATTAATTAACGGAACAACTGCAGATAACGCTGCAACTCAAGTTAATGTAACTAGTGGAACAGGTGCAAAGATATTTGCATGGTCAAGTAGTATCGGTGGTATTACCTCAGTCAACTTTGAAAGTCAAGGATATAACTTTGATTCAAATGGTGTGTTAGGTTCATCTTCACAACATAATATGTTGATTGAAACACCGACTGCAATTCCAACAAAAGACTTAGTACTAACTGGACAAGTATCAGGAACAACTGCAACTGCAGTATCTTATGATGCAGATAGACACATACTAAAATACTCATCATTAGATGGAGAGTTTGTCGATGGTGAACAAGTAAAATTCAACAGTTCCGATTATTTCCATATCCTAAAAACACAAAGATTTAATGGTCAAGGTGTTATGGGTGGTGAAGGAATTATCGAAAGACAGTTCTTAGGAGATAGAGGTCAAGCAAGTTCAAGTGTTGCAAATATACAAGATGGATATCTCTATCAATCTCACTCATATGTTATCAAAGTCGGTGAGTCTATTAACAAATACAGGTCAGCAGTTAAAGACCTACTTCATCCAGCAGGACACATCTTCTTTGGTGAAGTTGCAATTAAAAATAACATATCTGCAGTACCTGAAAATCAATTTAAATTTATACCTACTATTGTAATACATGGAGAACCTACACTAGGTGTAGCAAATGCATTTACAAATTCAAGTAGAAAGATACAGTTATACACACTAGACTCTGAAATGAATGACCCATTTGTTGTTCTTAGAGCATGTGGAATTCCTACTGCAGAAACCGACCCAAGAACTGGTGGTTCTATAACTGAACCAAGAACAGAATATGGAGACTCATCACATAGAAGTCGTCATATGAATATTCTGAAAATTGTATCTAAGGATATGGCAATCACTCAATCTTCAGCAAGAAGTGATGGAGTAATGTCAGTATTAAATATTGCAACTGCAGATAATGGTTATCTTAGAATTGAAAGTGAGAGAAGACCATCCGACCAAGGTAAGGTATTCCAAATATGGGAACCTAACGATGAAGTATTAATCCTTGAAAGTGGTGGACTTATAGAACTTGAAGAAGAGGCTTGCATCTTAAGGTTTGAACCCGATAAGGATGCAGAAGTTAAAGGTGACTATGGTGAGAGAATCATATCTGAGGATGGAACAGAACTTCTACGTTTAGAAAGTGCAACAACAGTTGAACCAGTACACTACTTTACGTCAGAAAGAAACATTGAGTACACTGGAAAGTATATGTATTTTGAAGACCACGATAGGATTGTATCTGAAAGTGGGGAACCATTCATTCAGGACGACAGTAATGGTGGTAACTTATCATCATTTGTTCCACTTGGTAGTACAATTAGAACTATAAATACAATTGCAAGACAAAATACATATGATATATCATATTATTTGAAAGATGAAACTGATAATGACGACCTCGTATTAGAAGATGGAAGTGGTAATGTAATGATTGAAGGTGCAAAGTCCGAAGGACTAAAAATATCTGATTTAGACAACATGTATCCGAAGTTTTACGTATCGGATTATGAAAATCATCAACGAAAAAGAACAAATTTAACATTTAGTGCGTATATAAAGTCTGCATAGTGTTATAAATAGTATTAAATATCTTAGGAGATAAAATAAAATGGCAGCAATAATTACAGAAAAGTTTAGAGTACATAATGCTAGACAATTCAAAGAAGATTTTGGAGAGGCAGCTTCAAACACTTATATATTCATAGGACGTTCATATCCATGGACTGATGATACAGTTCCACCAACACCTGCCAATGCAGTTGGTGAAGAAATTGATGCATGGTCAGATATGATTGCAATGAAGGAAGTAACTTCTGCAGATGTATCCCATGGTTTAACAAGATATGATTGGGATATCAATGGTGCAACTAAGTATGATGAATATTCACATGATATTTCATCTGCAAATCCATCGTCAGCTACAAGTGCAACTAACTTGTATGATTCAAGATTCTTTGTTATAACAGATGACTACAATGTATACAAATGTATTAGAAGTGGAAGAAATTCTTCAGGTGTTGTTGTTAACTCAACAGAAAAACCTACAGGAACTAGTCCAACTTCTCTAGTAACAACAACTGATACCGACGCTGCCACAGGTAGAGGTTATATTTGGAAATATATGTATACTGTAACTGCCTCAGATACAATCAAATTTGTAACAAACGACTTCATTCCAATTAAAACATTGGGTGCTCAAACAGAAATCAAAGGTGATTTAGGTGCATTCGGTTCAGCAGGAACAGATGATGGTTCTTCACAATACGATGTTGAAAACCAAGCAGTAGATGGTGCAGTTCACCATGTACACGTAAGTGCAGCTGGTTCGGGTTATAACGGAAACAGTGGAACACATAACTACACTGGTGTGGTTATCGATGGAGATGGTTCAGGTGGAGTATGTACAGTTCACGTTGTATCAGAACAGGTTTCACACATTACAGTAACAACGCCAGGAACAGGATATAAACGTGCATCAATTGATATTGCAAACATATCAGGTATTGGTAGTGGTAGTGGTGCAAGTGCAAAAGTTATCATCTCTCCTTTATATGGACATGGTGCAGACCCAGTTTCAGAACTAGGTGGAAACTATGTAATCGTAAACTCAAGATTAGAGTTTGCAGAAGGTTCGGGTGATTTCCCAACAGATAACGATTTCAGAAGAGTTGGTTTAATACAAGACCCATTCAATGTTGGAACAACAACAGTTGCAACAGCATCTACATTGACTGCATATAACCAGTTCTCATGTTCAAGTGTTGCATCTTTAAGTATTGATGATACTATATTGAATGCAAACTCAAATGGAGCTGCAGTTGCAGTTGCAAAGGTTGTGTCATTAAGTACTTCAGGAAACATAGTTAAATACACTACTATTGCAAATAGTGGTGGTGAATATGTGAACTTTGCAAACTCAGACCAAGTTTATGTAGATGGTTCAAGTGTTGCAACAGCAGTATCACTAAGTGCATCACATCCCGAAGTTCAAAGATATTCAGGTGAAATCATGTATATTGAAAACAGGGGTGCAGTGACTAGAGCAGCTGACCAAATCGAAGATATTAAATTAATTATAGAAATGTAATTTATGGGGTTCTAAGAACCCCAACAAACAATTGGAAATACTATGCCTGAAAAGACAGACTTAAATATATCACCTTATTACGATGACTACTCAGAGGATAAGAACTTTCATAAAGTTCTTTATCGTGCTGGTCGTCCTATTCAAGCAAGAGAGTTAACTCAATCTCAATCAATTTTACAAAATCAAATTGAAAGATTTGGTGACCACATGTTTGAAGAGGGTTCTATTGTTCAAGGAGCTCAAACAGATGTCGACATGGAAATGTACTATGTCAAAGTCAAGAGTGCAAATCCGAATGATAGTGGAACTGCAACATCTGAGACTTATAGAACGTCTTTCCATGGTAAACTTGTCATTGGTCAAACTTCAGGAGTAGTTGCAAAGGTATTATCATCAAGTGCAGAAACTTCAACAGATAAGATGACCTTGTTTGTTAAGTATATGAGACAGGGAACAGATTCTGCAAACTCATTTAAATTTACTGCAAACGAAGAACTTCGTGAATGTCAAGTAGATTCAGGTGGAACATATTCAGAAGTATCAAACAATAACGAATTCCAAGTAGAAACTACAGAAAATGCACCTTGTGGTATCGGTTCAATGGCAAAAATATCAGAAGGTATTATATATCTTAGAGGATTCTTTGTCAAGGTTGATGCACAAGAATTAATACTAGAGAAGTATTCTTTCAAACCATCATATAGAATTGGTTTGACAATTACAGAAAGTATGATAGACTCATCTTCTGATACCTCTTTACAAGATAATTCAACAGGTACATCAAATGAAAACGCTGCTGGTGCAGATAGACTTAAAGTTGGATTAACACTTTCTAAGTTTACCATTACAGAAACTACAGATGCAAACTTTGTAGAACTTGCAAGAGTTAATCAAGGTGTCATTGAGATGAAGGTCAATAGACCTATGTATAATGCAATTGAAAACACACTTGCAAGAAGAACATTCGATGCAAATGGTGACTTTATTGTAACACAATTCACTCAATCAATGAGAGAACACTTGGATAACACTATTAACAGAGGGTTCTATCCTGCTAAGAATGGTGGAGATGAAAGTCAATTTGTTATGCAAATATCGCCAGGTAAAGCATACGTTAGAGGTTATGAGATTGATAAGATTGGAACAACAACAGTTCCATTCCCAAAAGCAAGAACAACTAAGTCACTTGCAAACACTAAGACACCTATTAGACTAGGAAATAAACTAAAAGTTAAAAATGCAAACTCATTTCCCGAGTTTGGTAATGAGCCTTCAGGACAAACACAATCACCTTTCGGTGTTGTAAAGATTTATGATGCAGTTGTAGACGAAGCAGGAGCAGAGAATGCAAGTGGACATATTGGTTTTGCAAGAGTAAGAGATATTGACCATAAGTCAGGAACTTCATCAAGTGGAGTATTTGCAGATAGTTCTATCTTTAACATGTACATGTTTGATATTAAGATGTTCACAAAACTTACTGGAACTGCAAGTGGAACAATCAATGTTGGTGATAAAGTAACAGGAAACGAAAGTAATGCAACTGGTATAGTTGCATATAAATCTAGTAATGACCTTTATCTACATGACGTAATAGGTTCATTCTTAACTTCAGGTACAGAAGATTTAACATTTGGAAACTCAACGGGTAGTTTCTCAAACATATCTGCAGTAAGAAATTATAATATCGATAGAGCAAGGTCTCTATTCCAAGCACCAAAAGTCGGTGGTACTGCACAAAAATTTACTGCAGACATTAGTTTAGATGCAGACAAAGTGTTGAGTGGAACACTTAACATGACTGCTAATAATACAACTGTAACAGGTTTTGGAACAAGGTTCTCTGCAGAATTAAAAGAAGGAGATATTCTAGTTGATGGTGCTGGTAATGAGAGAAGTATTGTGTCATTCAATTCAGACTTTAGTGAAATCACTTTAGAAAGTGGTGGTGCAGCTGCAACATATAGTGGTAATGTAACAAGAAGACGTGCAAAACTAGATGACCAAGACCAAACTGCAAACATATTTGCATGGCCAAGGAACTGGGTTAAGACACATGATGCAGACTTTATAAAAGTAAGAAGACAACAAACAGAAACAATTTCATCTTCAGGTGCAATACAAATATCACAAACAGATGGTGCATTCGAAGCTAGAAATGCAGACAACTTTAGTATATCAGTTGTTGATGTGACTGGTGCAAGTTCACCATCATTATCGAATGGAGATATTCTAAACATAGAAGACTACACAAGTGCATCCCCTACAGAGAATGGAGATGGTCAGAACCTTTCAATCTCAGGATTTGGAGCTGCAAATGATGATGTCATTCTTAAAGTAACATACTCTATCTTAATTGCAAACCCTTCTGCAAGAAGTAAAGACCATAGAAAAGGAAGAGTTCTAAAAGTAAGTGGAGATAGAAGTGGTTCTTACACTGGTGTGTATGGTTCTGCATTTGCAGATAAAGAAATTACACTAGGTGTTGCAGACGTATTTAAAATACATGCTATCTATGAAGGAACAGGGGGAACAACACCTCTTTCTCCTAACGCAACATTTGCTAATACAGTAGGAACATTTGTAAACCATGAGACAATTGTAGGACAAACATCAGATGCACGTGCAGTCATTATAGACTTTAACGCAGGTGCAACATCATATTACTATATGATATCAGGAGTATTTACAGAAGATGAGTCTATTGTAGGACAAACTTCAGGTGCAACAGGAACAGTAGATAGTGTATCACAAGGTTCACCAAATATTAAAAACAGATACTTCTTTGACAATGGTCAAAGAGATGGTTACTATGACTTAGGTAAAATATCACTTAAGCCTGGTGAACCAGCACCTTCAAACTCTATTATTATAGTGTTTGATTACTTTGAAGCAGGAGCAGGTGACTTCTTTGACGTTAATTCTTATGACGAGAGTCTTTATAAAGAGATTCCAGTTTACTCACCAAACAAAGTAGACTTGGGTGGATTAGAACCTGATGGAACATTTGAACTTTCAGATTGTGTTGACTTTAGACCTGTAGCAGGTATTGTCCACAATGATACTGATTTTGGAACTGCATCTATGAATGTTGCAAGTCCAACCGACTTATCAACTGCAATTCAGTTTGCACCATTCGGATATGAAACTGGAACAAGTTTCGATAATTCTAGAACAGGTATTTCACAAACCAATGCATCAACACCTGATACACCTATCAATGGTTCAACAGTTCAAGGTGACATTACTTTCTATGTTGGAAGAATTGATAAATTATTCTTACACCAATCAGGAATATTCCAAATAGCAACAGGTATACCAGCTTTATCTCCAACCAAACCAAAGGTTATTGATAATGCAATTGAACTATTTGAATTACAAATACCACCTTACACTGCAAAACTTGACAGTATAAGAGTAAGGTCACAAGACCATAGACGATATACCATGAAGGATATCGGTAAGATAAACAATAGGGTCACTAACCTTGAAAGAGTCACATCTCTTTCTTTATTGGAAAAAGACACACAAACAAAACAAATACTAGATGCAGATGGATTCGATAGATTCAAGTCAGGTTTCTTAGTTGATAACTTTAGAGGTCATAAGATTGGTGATGTAAATCATCCCGACTATAGAGTTGCTATTGACACTAAACTAGGTGTACTAAGACCACAATCTTATTCACAATTCTTTGACATGTCTCTGAATACTGCATCATCTCAAAACTTCAAACAAACTGGTGATTTAATCACCTTACCATATAGTGAAGTTAGTTATGTTAATCAAAATAAAGCATCAAGACATATTAATGTTAACCCATACCATGTGTTTGCATTTATTGGAACTGTAAAATTAACACCCGAATCAGATATTTGGAATGATAGTGAAAGATTACCTGAAGTTAAAGTTAACAGAGAAGGTAATTTTGATGCAGTCATGTCAGAAAATGCAAATGCAATGGGAACAGTTTGGAACTCATGGCAGACCACATGGGCAGGAGAACCTTCAGTAGTTTCATCAGAGGTATCTGCAACATCAAATGGTTCATGGAGTGGAGACCCATCACAAGGTGGTGAATGGGTAGCAGGACTTGAGATTACTAGAGAGATTACAGAGACACCTGAAATACAAACAAGAACAGGTGTGACTACAAGTGTTGTGGAAGATATTGTTGAAACAAGAAACGATAGAATTGTAAGTGTTGCACTTATACCTTTCATTCGTTCAAGAACAATTGAGATTGATGCAACAAACTTGAAACCAAATTCAAACCATTACTTCTACTTCGATAATATTGCAGTAGACAAATATGTTAGACCACATAGTGCAACATATTCACAAGATAGTGGTTTAACAACATCATCATATTGTAAAACAGATGGTAATGGTAGACTTAGAGCATTCTTTACAATACCTAACAACGATACAGAAAGGTTCCCAACAGGACAAAGAGAACTAAGAGTAACATCTTCTTTCTATAACCTAAGTAACCCTGCGTCTAATGGTAGTGGAATGTATCAAGCACAAGGACTATTGCAATCATCACAAACAGAGATTACTGCTACAAGAAATGGTAGAGTTATTCTTGACAGAGTTAGAGGTGAGAGAACAATTAATAGAAGGGGTGAAAGACTTGCAACATCATCATTTGATGAGACTGCACCACCAATTCCAGTTGACCAAACACCACCAGTGGTAGAACCAATAGACCAGTTACCACCGCCACCACCACCACAAGCACCTGGCACACCACCTCGTGTTATTTTAGTACCACCTATTATACCACCAGTTATAGTACCACCTATAGATGTTCCAGTTCCAATAGAACTGCCAGTCATAATAGACGATAGAGGCCCTAACGTTAGAGACTTTACATTAGTACCTGATGGAAGGTTCATGTCTTCAAGATTAGAAAGAGGTTGGGGAGACCCACTTGCACAATCGTTCTTGGTTGAAGCATCAGGTGGAATGATGATGTCATCAATAGACTTATTCTTCCAATCAAAAGATGCTAACTTACCAGTATCAGTAGATATAAGAAACATGGTAAACGGGTATCCTGGCCAGACAATATTACCATTCTCAACAGTGACTAAAAATCCTGAAGATGTTAATATTTCAACAGATGGTTCGACTGCAACAACATTTACATTTGACTCACCAGTTCTTCTAGAAGAAGATTGTGAATATTGTTTCGTAGTATATTCAAACTCAAATGAATACGAGTGTTGGATATCAAGAATGGGTGAAACAGACCTTGCAACAAGTCAAACAATTAGTGGACAACCATACGCAGGTTCATTGTTTATGTCTCAGAATGCATCCACATGGACTGCAGAACAAACAGACGACCTCAAGTTTAACATGAAGATTGCTAAATTTGATACAACTAAAACACCTGTATTATACTTTGAAAATGATGACTTGTCAACTGCTAAGTTGCAAGAAAGTCCAATAGAAACATTTAGTGGACAATCATATGTTAAGGTATATAACTATATGCATGGTATGTACAACACTGCATCTAATGTAACACTTTCGGGTATAACAGGAGATAAGACAGGTTGTGTCATGACTATAGGAACACCTTCTGCATCAGGAACACCAACTAATGGAACCTTTAATGGTAAAGCATCAACAGGTGGAACAGGAACAGGATTAACATTCGATATAACTGTAGTTGACAATGTGATAACAAGTTGCACGATTGCAACTACTGGAAGTGGATATACAGCTGCAGACTCAATAACTATCTCAAATTTTGATGGTGGGACTGCTGATGCAACTGTAACAGTAAGTACTGTTGAAGACACATTGGGTGGAATACCAGTTAGTGCAATCAATAAGACATTCACTACAGTTGCAAATATGGGTATCGACTCATTCACTATAGTACCCGACTTGTCACCATATAACCTTAAAACGGGTTATACATCTGATGATTCAACATTGGGTGGTGGTACAAATGTAATGTCAACAAGAAACTATTACTTTGATGCACTTCATACAATGATACCAAATGTTCAATTAAAGAACACTAATATCTTTGTTGCAGTTAAGACAACACCTATGAATTCACCTGAAGGGTCAATCAGTGGAACAGTATATTCTAGAAGAACAAGTTCAGAGTTTATAACACTGAATGACAATGTGTTCTTTGATTCACCAAGTATTATTGCATCACCAATAAACGAAGTAAATGAAATGTCAAGTACTAAATCATTTGAATGTGCAGTACAATTACAATCATATAACCCGAATGTATCACCGATTATTGATACGGGGTCTATTGGTGCAATTGCAATTTCAAACAGACTAAACAACATAGATACTAGTGCAGATGTACCTACAGGAACCACGTATGTGAGTTCTAACGAACCCGAAGGGGATAACAATGCAATGGTGTACGTCACACGTAAGGTGAACCTTAAAACACCTGCTAGTTCAATTAGAGTAACAGCAGATGTCTTTAGACCATCTACAACAGATGTGAAGTTTATGTATAAAATTATTAAGAACGATGAAGACACACCATTAGATGATATCGGTTTCTCATACTTCAATACAGATGGTTCACCTGATGTATCAACAGAAGCGGATGCAAGAAACTTTAAAGAATATGAATTCACTGTAGATGATTTACCTGAGTTTAGTTCATTTATTATTAAAATCGTAGGACAAGGAGAAAATACATCAATAGTGCCATTGGTATCTGCATTGAGATGTATTGCACTTGCAACGTAATGGGAGTAAAGGTAGAAGGACACTCAAAACTAGAACGAGATGAGAGTTCACACGCAATAGTTAATACTGATATGGAACAGTATAGACTTGCAAAGAAACGAAAAGAAGTATTTCATAATCAAAAAAATGAAATAAATACATTAAAGGAAGAAGTATCTGAAATAAAAGGACTTCTTCAGAATATTTTAGGAAAATTAAATGGCTAAGACTGTAGACACATTCAGTACTATTGAAGATTTCAGAGTTAAGTATAATGAACTTGCAACTGATGTCGGAGATAAGTCGGGACTAAGAACTCAAAAAACGGGTACTATTATTGATGCTGTAAATTCTATAGAAGATAAATCATTCTTCTTCCAAGAGTTTATTTACAATGTAACATCATCACAAACAGTATTCAATGGAGACGATGCATTTGAGAATTCCTTACTTTTCAGAAGAGATAGAATTCAAGTATTCCATATAGATGGTGGGGTAAGTAAACACTTACTAGAGGGTAATGACTACTCTATTGCATCACCTGATGGAAATCTTCATAAAGAAATTCAATTAAACGTAGCTGCAGAAAATGGAGATAAACTAGTTGTTTACTCATTCACTGGTTCTTACTTAGGAACTGTTTCAAGTGGAACAGGTGCAGTAGGATATTTCTCAGAAACAGCTGCAAACACAATCTACAACAATAATGATAGTGGAATAATTTTAAACGGAACTTCAGTAGGAAGAACTACAACACTTCAATCAGGTTATGAAATACAATTAGCAGGTGAAACATACGTAGAAGATAACGTAACACTTGCAACAAGTAAGACACTTACTGCACCTACTTTGACTACAGGTAGTGCATCTCTTCAAGGAACAACTGGAACAGGATTTACAAACATAACATCTACATTGTTTAGTGGTAATGTTAATGGTACAACTGCAACCTTATCGGGTACAGTCACTGGTGGAACTTTAACAGATGGTACTTTAAGTTCTACAGGTGGTACTATTACTGGTGCAGATTCTATTACATCTACAAAATTCGTAGGTGATATCTATAAGGATGATGGAACTACAAAGATTTTAGAGAACTCAACGGGTGCATTAACTGGTACAGTATCTAGTTTATCAAACCATGATACTGATGACCTTTCAGAAGGTACTGCAAAATTCTTTACTAATGCAAGAGCGAGAAGTGCAATTAGTGTGGGTGGAGACCTAACATATGACTCCAGCACTGGTGAAATTTCCTTTACTCAAACAGAAGGTGATATCACTGCAATTACTACAAGCAGTGGTAGTGGTTTGACAGGTGGGGTGACTGTAGGTGCAGCTGACTTAAATGTAAATACATCAAATGGTGTAAAAATAGCAAGTAATAATGTTCAATTAGATTATGAGACTGTAAGTTCTGCACCAAGTAGTGTTGGTTCAACTTCAACTGGTCACTTATGGTTTGTGATATGATATGTCAGACGAAATATATTTAAATACTGGTACAACGATACAACAGCCTTATCAAGCACAGGGGCCTGCTAACGCACAACAACCCGTTATTGCACAACAAATTAGAAATTATACTGCTAACGCAAGACAGCCTGGCACGTATCAGACTCGTACACCATTTACATATAGGAACCCTTCTAGTGGACAACAACCCAATATAAGGAATACACAAAGTCCCTTTACTTATGCAAGACAAGGACAGTCACCATTTACGTATAACTTTAGGTCACCTTCTACATATGCAAGACAGGGACAAACACCATTTACGTATCAACATAGACAACCAGTCACATATGCAAGACAGGGTCAAACTCCAATTATCTATCAACATAGACAACCATCTACATATAGAAACCCTGTAAACCAACAAGAACCTAATATAAGGAATAAACAATCTCCTTTTACATATGGTCATCCAGCAGCTGCTCAGAGTCCATTTACTTACCAGTATAGAAGTCCGTTTACATATCAAGCGACTGGACGAAGTCCGTTTACATATCAAGCGACTGGAACAACACCAGTTATATACAGTTATCAACAACCATTTCCGTATATTGCTAATGCACAAGAACCTAATATAAGGAATGCACAACAACCTTATCCATTTACTAGTACACAAACATCTTCTACTCCATCTATAGCAAGTGGAAGACAACCTTACATATATGCAGCGTACACCTATCACAATACTGGTTCTACAGGGACTACAAATCCAGTTAATTCAATAGATGTTTCTTCGGGAGACCAAAATGATGCTAATGCTTATATTTGGGTTAAAACTGTAGGAAGTAATTTAGAAGTATATGTATCTGCAGCCTTCGATAGTTACGCTGACTTTTCATCATCGAGTGGTAGCAGTGGTAGTATAAGTACTCAAACTAACTATAAAGTTGCAACATTGGTAGATGGAGCTGGGTATAAAGTAAGATATACAGCAGGTAGTTACTATAATATAACACAAGAAGGTGGTGAACCTACAGTAATACCATTAGTATTAGCAAGTAATGTTCCAAACTCAACCAGTACAACTGCTAGTGTTACTATAGGAACAAATTCACTTTGGGGGTCAGGGAGTGTTCATTATGTACGTTCTAGAGTTCGTGCTTTAGGTGACCCCAATTTTGTTGGAATTGGAAGTGCTGGTGCGTCTGTAAATATAAATTTATTCTTTGATAAAACAGGAGCTACAACTCTTTCATATCCAATTGGAATGCATTGTGAAACAGAATTCCCTGAAGACGATGAAGAGGAAGAGGGAGTTTAAGATATGCCTACAGGACAACAACCATACATATACCAACACCAAACTCAACAGGTAACTACTTCTCAGCATCAAGGACAATCTCCTTTTACCTATCAACATAGAAGTCCGTTTACATATCAAAGAACAGGAAGAAATCCTATTGCTAATGTATCTGCACAACAACCATTTCCGTATATTGCAAATGGACAACAACCTTATCCATATATTGCAAATGGACAAGAACCTAATATAAGGAATGCACAACAACAGTTTTTTTATCAAGACCAAGTAAATGCAAGACAACCTATTATCTATCAACATAGGTCACCACTTACATACCAAAATCCTGTTAATGCACAAACACCTATAAGTAATGTATCTGCACAACAACCTTACCCTTATATTGCAAATGGTCAAAGTCCATATATTGCTAATGCACAACAACCTTATCCATATATTGCAAATGCACAGACTCCAAGTATCGAATCTGCACAACAACCTTATCCGTATATTGCAAATGCAAGAGACCCTAGTACATATCAACATAGGTCTCCATTTACATATAGGAATCCTGTATCGGGTCAACAACCAAATATTGTAAATAAACAATCACCATTTTTCTATACAGGTACTTACCAAGTAGCGTATGCATATAGAAATCCATTTATTGCACAAGTGCAACAACCCTCAACTAGACCTATAGGCCCAGTTGCAAAAGTAAAAGGAATATACCGAAATAATAACGGAACTGTAGAGAAAGTAAACCAAGTATATGTAAATGATGGTGGTTCTTTAGAAAAAATTCATCAATCTGTACCTACTGCTCAGTTTCAGAAATAATTCTGTATAAATAGTTATATGGCTATACTTGCAAACTTATTCATCGACCAAGGCACCGACTTTTCTATTACTGTAGATGTAACAGATAGTAATGGTGAAATTTTAAATATGTCAGGATATTCTTCTGCTGGTCAGATTAGAAAGACTTATGCGTCTTCAACAGTAAGTGCAACATTCACTACTTCTATAAATGCATCGGGTGGGCAAGTTACTCTATCTTTAAATGATACAGTAACATCAGCATTAGGTGCTGGAAGATATGTTTATGACCTAAACGTCACATCAGGTGGTGGAGTTACAACAAGAGTAGTCGAAGGACAAGCAATTGTAACGCCAGGTGTAACGAGGTAAATCATGGCAATAAAAGGAACATTAAGTAGAGTAGCAACCATAGGTGGTAGAGTCGCAGGTACAACCAATGTCCGTGCAAAACAAGTTGCAATCGGAACTGGTGCTGGTGCAGACCTTTCTGCAAAATCAATCAACGACCTTGCAGACGTAACTGCATCTGAAACAGATGACGGACTCTTATCATATGATGCAACATCAGATAAGTGGACTACGACTACAGTTTTAGATGGTGGAACATTCTAAAACACTAAATAACTATACAAATCAAGGATACCGACCAGTGAAGGTATCGACCCACATTGTGAGTGGATAGAATTTTATATATTATGTAATCACGACCTCGACAGTGACAGGTCAAACAATAACAATTTAATTTTTATAGGAAAATAAAAATGGCAACAGTAATTCAAATTAAAAGAAGTACAGCGTTATCAGCACCAGCAATCTCCGATTTAGCGGAAGGTGAATTAGCGTACGTACAGGATAGAGCGAATTCAGGTGCTGGAGCAAAATTATACATCGAATCTGTAGATTCTGATAACAGTACTCCATTAATACAAGCCATCGGTGGTAAGTATTATACGGATATGTTAGCAGGTTCTTCTGCAACTCCTGCCAACTTTAAAGTTGGTAATGGTTCAACAGCAGGTGCAAGTGTACAGTTAATGGAAGACTCAGACAACGGAACAAACTTTGTTGCGTTGAAAGCTGCAGATACATTAGGTGCTTCAACAACTTTCGTTCTACCAACAGCAGATGGTAGTGCAAACCAAGTCATCGGTACAGATGGTAGTGGTAACTTATCATTCTTATCAACAACATCAACACTAGCAGGTGCAACGGATTCAGATATTTCTTCTCCAACAGGTGGACAACTACTTGTTCATGACGGAAGTAATTCTTTTGACAACGTATCATTAAGTGGTGACGTAACATTAGCATCTAGTGGTGCAGTAACAATCGGAAACGATAAAGTTACAACTGCTAAGATTCTAGACAGTAATGTAACAGTAGGAAAAATCGACTTCTTAGTAGACGAAGACAATATGGCTTCTGACTCTGCAGTCAAAGTTCCTTCTCAGCAATCTGTAAAAGCATATGTAGATTCACAAGTAACAGCACAGGACTTAGACCTTGCTGGTGATAGTGGAACTGGTGCAGTCGACTTAGACTCTCAGTCAATCACATTTACTGGTGGAACTGGTGTAACAACTTCTGTATCGGGTCAAGCAGCGACTTTCGCTATTGGTCAGGCAGTTGCAACAACATCTAACGTAACTTTCAACAACGTAGACGTTGATGGAACACTTACATCGGATGACATCACATCTACAAATATCAGTGTTGCAGGTAATGCTACTATTACTGGAAACTTAACAGTTCAAGGTACAACAACAACTGTAGACTCAACAACAGTATCAATTGCAGACCCAGTGTTTGAAATTGGTTCAGATAGTTCAGATGATAATCTAGACCGTGGTATTAAATTCAAATATAACGATGGAGCTGCTAAACTTGGTTTCTTCGGTATGGACGAAAATACTCAGAAATTTACTGCATTAAAAGCTGCAACAGATAGTTCATCTGTATTCAGTGGAACAGCAATGGACGCAGTATTCGGTGGATTAGAAGCAACTGGTCTTGCATTAAGTGGTTCAATTACTTCATTAGACGGTGCAGCTCCAACAGCTGGACAGTTGATGGTTGGTAATGGTTCTAATGGAGACATGGAACTTGCAACTCTAACTGCTGGTGAAGGTATTGACGTAACTAATGCAGATGGT